GCTCAACATAGCGAGGTGAAACGTTACTAACTGCAGAAGGATATTTATTTAATTTTGAAGCTCTATTCATGTACTGGAAACTATTACCATAAACGTGATACTGAATCCAATATGTTTTTAAGAATTCGTTTTGAGATTCAAGTATATTAGGATTTTCAAGCATTTTCATTAACTCAACATCTTCAACTTCTTTACCCGTTTTAACATCAATAATCTTGAACACACCATTACTAAACATGGCAGCTCCTTTATTAATGACTTGGTATAGTTCAGCTATTTCATTATATAATCGGTAAGGAACATTTGTATCTAAATATACCGCCCCTTTTGTTCCTATTATCTCGCTACGACTTGTGAAGAATGCACGTTCTGAGCTTCTACGCCCGAAAAAATCCCCTAATTTGTGAAAGAAGTTGTTTTCATTCATGTTTGAAAGTGTTAGGTACTATCCTAAAATACTTGTTAATAACTTTTACTTATTTATTTGTAGTCGTTTGTTGTCGGTTACAAATATAGTATTATATTTGCAATTGTTAATTATTTTTTATTAACATATAAGTTTTTTGGATAAATACCAAACACTTTTTAAGATGGCAACAACTAAGTTAACAGCTTCTGAAATAAAGAAGTTAAAAGCGGATAAGGGCGTTTTAGTATCAACTAATACAGTTGTTACAAAATGATTATACCTACATTCAATACTCACCAAGAACTATTTAAGTTCCTAAAAGAAAACAAATCTCTTTTAGTTGCTGAAAAGAAGTCAAGCATGAAAAAGGCTGATTCTTGTTCGCTTCAAACTACTGTTGAAGATAGTGAAGGAACTGTAATTAAAGCGGCTGATTTAACCGATTCTGTTGACTTAGAAGAAATAAAGGTAAGTGTTGTAATAAACACTACTAATGTTCTCGATTCACATGGGGATGTTCACATGAAGGGGATTTGGAATAAGTCATTAAAAGAAAACAAAAACCTTTTCTTACTTCAAGAACATCAAATGAAGTTCGATTCAATTATTTCAGATTCAAAAAATGATTTGCTTGTAGCATCTGCGCCAGTTAAAACATGGAAAGAATTAGGCATATCAAAATATCAAGGAACAACTGAGGCGTTAATATTCGATACATCTGTTAAGTCAGATAGAAACGAATTCATGTTTGAGCAGTATTTAAAAGGTTACGTTAATAATCATTCAGTTGGGATGCAATATGTAACACTTTTCTTGTGTATCAACTCAGAAGAAAAATATTACAAAGAAGAAAAAGCTAATTGGGATAAATACATTACAGAAGTAGCAAACGCAAAGGATGCCGAAAAATTAGGTTATTTCTGGGCAGTAACAGAGGCTAAAATTGTAGAAGGTTCAGCAGTCGTAATAGGTTCTAATCAAGCTACTCCAACATTGTCAGTTACTACAACACAAAATATTGAAGCCGATAAAACCACTTCAACAAATGAGCCGCTAAAAAGCACTCAGCAAGGATTAGATTACAAATTTTTATCAAACAATTTAAAACAAAAAAACAATTAATTATGAAAAATCTATTTTATAGAAAATTAAACGGGATGGCATGGCTTAAAGAAAAAGCTTCATTCAAATTAAAGGCGATTGCTGGTATTGCATTAATGCTTATTGCATTCTTCACTATTTCAGCGTTTACAAATGATGCTGGTACTGGCGCTATGATTGCTCCTTTTATTGGATTGGCAGCTATTAAGCGTGATCCAAATGCTGGTGGTAGTTCTTTAGATGAGAAAAAACAATTATTGAATGATATTCAAGATATGATTGATAAAGGAACTAAAGATGCTGCAACTAAAACAGAACTTGAAGCATTAAAAACCAAATTAGAAAATTCAGTTTCTAAAGAGGAATTAAAAGCAGTTAGTGACGAAGCTATTAGATTAGCTGGTATTGTTAAGGCTATGGGGGAAAATGGGGGTAAACAAGCAGACATGTCTATTAAGGGACAAGTTGCGGCATGGGTTACAGCTAACAAAACAATTTTAGAAGCTATTAAATCTGGTCAAAAGCATGATTTACCTTCTTTAACAATTAAGGTTGCATCTCCGATGACACCAGCAAATACATTGAATAGTTCAGCGTATTTACCACAGCCTGAGTTTGAAGCTGGAATTAATGACATCGTAAGAGTAAAACCAACGTTTTGGGATTACTTAAAGAAAGGTCGTACAAATTCAGCTGCTTATGTATGGGTTAACAAAAAGAATCCATTAGGAGCAGCCGCATTTATTGCTCCAGGTGTTTTAAAGCCAGGTGTATCTTTTGAAATTGCAACTGAAATATCTAATGCAAAGAAAATTGCGGTATCTGAAAAGATGGCAACTGAATTGTTGCAAGATATTGATGGTTTCACTTCATGGGTAGAAAATGAATTAGCTTACCAATTGAAACAAAAGTTAAACAGTACTTTAATGACTGGAACACTTTCATCAACTGTACCTGCTGGTATTCAGACTATCTCTGATACATTCAGTTTAACAACTGTTAAGACAACTAATCCAAATCATTGGGATGCTATTAGAGCTTGTGTAGCTCAATTGCGCTCACAAAATTTTGAAGGTGTTATTACGGCATTTGTAAATCCTATTGACAAGGCTAACATGGACTTAACAAAAGCACAATCACAAGGTCAATTATTTATCCCTGCTGATGCTGGTGCTGTTATTGTAGAAGATAATAATATTCCTGTTGGTTATGTTCAAGTTGCTATCCTGGACTTATTTAAGGTATTAATTTACCAAGACTTTATGATGGCTTTTGGATGGGAAAATGATGACTTTACTAAGAATTTAGTAACTGCAATCGCTGAAATGCGTATTCACTCGTTCCACTCAGAAAACAATGATGGGGCGTTTATTTACGACACATTCGCAAACATAGAAACAGCAATTACATTATCTTAAATTATAATCCCCTCAGATTAATGTTTGAGGGGATTTAAAATAAAATACATGAAAGTTATAGTAACAAAACAAGGTTCGGAAATGAAAACGAACAACTGGAAAGAAGGTCAAGAGATTGAGTGTCATGAAAATCTTGCAAAGGATTTTATTAAACGTGGTATTGCTATTGACCCAAATGAAGTTGTAAAAGAAGTAGAAGAACCAAAAAAAACAAAAAAGAAATGAAAAAATATATCTCAATTTTTATCATGTGCTTAATGTTCTCAGTAACATTTGCGCAAAATACAGTTACCACGATGGCAGGGAGCGCAGCAACGTTAACTAATGCTGGTACGGCTTACGTTACTGTTTCACCTACTCTATTGCATAACCAAGTATCATTTCAAGCTTTAGTTACTAAAGTATCAGGAACGATTGCGGGAACAGCAATACTACAATGGTCAAACGATAACACTAACTTTATCAATACTGACACGTTAACATTAAGCAATCAAACTACTAACACTCAAATTTTCCCTAAAACTTACAACTCTGCTTATTACTATAGAATTAAGTTTACAGGAAGTGGCACGATGGTAGCTACTGTTTCGGGTTATTGTTTAACAACTGGAGGTAATTCAAAGCATGCGGTTAATAATATGTTACAGGCTTATGGTTCAACAAGCGATACAACTGTTAATGCTGCAACTTCTTATGTTGGCTTATCATTAAGTAACTACTATAATACGGTATCATTTCAAGCTGTTGTAACAAAGATTAGCGGTACTGTTGCTGGTACAGTTACATTGCAAGGTTCTAATGATGGGACTAATTATGTAACAGTAAGCTCGAGCTATGCAACTGCAACTACTTTAAGCTGCACTGACCAAACTACAAATACTAAGATGTTTGTTGTTACGGGAAGTCCTTATAAGTATTACAGGTTGAGTTATACAGGATCGGGTACAATGAGTGCAACAATTAAAGGCTACTGCGTACCAAATCGCTAAATGGGAATCCTAATACAACATACTGATTTTGTTGGCAAGTATGATATTGCTTATAATACTGCTGGGCGTGTTACGCTTGATGCGTTTATTGAGCAATACGAAAAGCCTTATCTGTATGATTTATTAGGCAAAACATTAGCAGATTTATTTATTGCATCTGTTGTTAATTACTTACCTGTTGGCGCTGAATATTTAGCCATTTACAATGTAATTGAGCTTGATTTAACATGCAGAGTGGAGCGTAATGAAGGAATGAAAAATATGTTATTAGGGTTTATTTACTTCGAGTACATGCGAAAGTTTCCGATTATGTCAACACCAGTAGGGCAGGTAGTAAGTTCAAACGAAAATAGCGCACCTACAATGGATAACTGGGGTATGGCTAACAGGTACAATAGTAGTGTGAATGATTATCAAATTATTCAATACTATATAAATCAAAATTTAACAAGTTATCCAGATTACAAGGGACAGTATAAAGGTTATACTACTCCATTTTAAAACAACAATTTAATACTTTAAAAATATGTCAAATTGCACATGCGCGAAAAGCGCACAAAACTTGGGAAGCCCAGTATGTGAAGAAAAAATGAAGTATGCACAAGGTATCATTATAGTTGCAATGACTGATGATGCTGGAACTGCTAACTTTATAGCAAATGGGACAACCATTAATTCGGGTACTGTCACAACTAAGTTAAACCTTGCTGATGCATCTCAAAGATGGTTCTTAATTAAGAACATTAAGAATGCAGTAATCGCTGATAGAGGCGAAGATGTAAACGAAACTTTTGATGATGGTTCGGCTAAATTTATCGAAGAGGGAGTGGCAACAACTAATTTCATTATCGCATCTCAATCTCCTACAATGGTGGGCAAATTGAAATCTCACAGATGTAATAAGAATGGTTTTTACTTCTATGATAAAGATGGTAAGTTATTCGGAATAAAAGATACGGCTGGAAATCTTTATCCTATTGCTATTGAAGATGAAACATGGAGCGTAAAAGCATCTTATCCATCTGCAACAACAGGTTATAACATTACTGTAACGTTCAAATGGAGAAAAGATATGGTAGATGAAAATTTAGGTTATTGGGATAACACTGTTAACTGGTCTTTATCAACTGTTACATCAATTTTAGATGTTAATGTAGTTGTTTCAAACGAATCAACAACAGGGTTCACTTTAACATTAACTTCTGATTATGGCGCAGTAAATAGCGCATCTCCAATCGAGGGGTTAGTTATTACAAACTTCATTAGTTCTGTTACTTCAACTGCATCTAAAATCCGTAGAACAAATAATACACCTGCAGATGTTTCAATTACTTCGGTAACTGAGAGCGCAGATGGTGTTTATGATTTTGTTATACCTTCTGCAACAAGCGGAGATATTTTACAACCTGCAGCATCTAAGAGCGGATTTGATTTCACAAATCTATTAGATGTAACA